GAGAAGAAAAAATCTACTGCGAAAAAAACTACTACTACAACTACTACTACAACAAAAGCATAATTTATGGCAATCGAAGAAAAAGTAATTCAGTCTGAGTCCGTGACCAGTACTGAACAGCCCGTGGCTGACACTCCTTCACAACCACAAACACCAAATCTTGATGCTGTTAAAAAGCAATATGAAGAACAAATTGCAAATATGCAAAAAGATTTTGCACAAAAATTAGCTGAAAAAGAAGAAGACCGTTTAGGTACAAAAAGAAAACTAAATGAAGTTTATCAAAAGAAAAAAGAGGAAGAAGAACAAGTTTTAGAAAATCAAGGACAATATAAAACTTTATGGGAAGAAGCAAAAAAGACGAACCAGGAAATGCAACAAAAGATAAATACTTTGCAACAAGAAAATGAAAGCATTAAAACTTCAAATGAAGTTGCATCTACGAAGCAAACAGCATTAGCAGCTATCAGTAATCTTGGAGCGATAAATGCAGAGCAAACCTTATCATTGCTACAGGGTAAGTTACAAAAAAATGCTGAAGGTAAAGTAGTTGTTCTTGAAGGAGGAATAGAACACGATTTAAATACACATCTTGCAAGTCTTAAAAATCCTGGTAGTGGTTGGGAACATCATTTTAAAGCCAGTACTGCTGCTGGAATGGGTGCAAAGCCTAGTCCTGTATCAAATGTATCAGGTGGTACGGTTAATCCCTGGAAGACTGGCAATTTGACGCAACAGATTATAATGGAGAATGAAGATCCAGATCTCGCAGCCGTGCTGAAGAGAGAGGCTCAACAAAAATAGTTAGTTTCCGTGAAACTAATGTCCCTTTTCCG